AAAGATCCGGCCGAAGCCACGCGAATCGCAAAGCTTCCGCCTCTCGCTGCTGCCGTGGAGATGGGGAAGATCCAGTCCCGCTTAGCCTCGCGTGCGTCTCAGGCGAAACAACCCGAACAAAAACTAACCCAAGCGCCGAAGCCTCTCACCCCGGTCAGCGGCGGCAAAGCCCAGGCGGCGAAAAAAACGCCTGAGGAGATGTCGTTCTCCGAGTACGAGGCCTATCGGCGCGAACAGCTGAAACGCAGGTGAAGATCACCTAGCGTTTCCAAGGATGTCAAATGAGTAACTCACTTCTTACCCCGAGCGTCATCGCAAAAGAGATGCTGCTCCAATTCAAAAACGGAATGGGCTTTTCCCGGAATGTGGATAAATCCTATTCGAAGGATTTCGCGAAAAAGGGCGCCAAGATCGGATCAAGCGAGCGGATCAGAAAACCGAACCGCTTCACCACGACCTCGGGCGCAAACTACAGCGCTCAGGACGTGACCGAAGATTCTTTCACGCTGACGATCGACACCCAAAAGCACGTCGATTTCGAGTTCTTAAGCTCCGATCTCACCTTGACGGTCGATGATTTCTCCGAGCGCTATGCGAAGCCCGCCGCGCTCGCCTTGGTCAACCAAGTCGATCTCGATGGCACAACGAAGGCCGTGAAAAACGTCGCGAACGCCGCCGGTACCGCAGGAACCACGCCTTCTGCGATTCTGACCTATCTCGAAGGCATCCAGAAGATCTATGAATCCGCTGGTCCGCAGGACGATATGTACTCCTACATCATCAACCCTGCCGCTCAGACGAAGATCGTCGATGCGCTGAAAGGGCTCTTTGCCGATCAGTCCGAGATCAGCAAACAATACAAGCGCGGCATCATGGGCATCGCCGCAGGCGGCGAGTGGTCCATGAGCCAGAACCTCTATGCTTACACCTCGGGGGCTCAAGGCGGCACTCCGCTGACCTCCGGAACGCAGACCGAAGGCGCCTCGACCCTCGTCACCAAGGGATGGACGGCGGCGGCGGCAAATCGCCTGAAAGCGGGCGATGTGTTCACGATCGCTGGCATCAATAAGGTCAATCCGATCACGAAGCAGGACACGGGTCAGCTTCAGCAGTTCGTTGCAACGGCTGATTTCGCGTCCGACGGCTCCGGGAACGGATCGGTTTCGATCAGCCCACCGCTTTATTCTTCGGCCTCCGGATCGCTTCAGAATATCAGCGCACTTCCGGCTGACGGAACCGCGATGACCATTCTTCAGGGCGCTTCGACCGTGACCGCAAATAACCTCGTCATGCATAAGAGCGCGTTCTCTCTTGCGTACGTTCCGCTTGAGATGCCTCAGGGCGTGGATTTCTCCGCGGTCGAGACCGACCCGGACACGGGCATCAGCCTGCGTCTCGCTCGTCAGTGGGATATCACCAGCGACAAGTTCAAGACCCGCGTTGACGTGATGTACGGCTGGGGAATTGCTCGCCCGGAATGGGCTTGTAAGATCCTGGGCTAATTGATCGCCACCAGGGGATGTGGGCGTCGGGTTTCTTGGTCAGCCCGGCGCCTGCCTCTCTTCACGGAGAACCTTTGAGATGAAAGTCTATCCCTCTCATCGCTATCACCGGGAACTCGGAAGCCGTCTCGTGAAGAGCGCGGAAGAGGACGAAGCCTTAGGCCCTGGTTGGTTTCACTCCCCTGCCGAGTTTGGCGTTGAGACCTGTCCAGGTCGGACGCCGGATCCTGTGATTGCAGCAAAAAAATCCGCGCTCGAGAAACCTGAAACACTGATCGACAAGGTTGAAGAAACCCTTCATATCGCGCCTGCTTCGAGAAAACCAAGGCGGGTGAGACCATGAGCTTAACCGGGCGCGATCTCGTTTCGGCAAGTATGCGACTCATCGGCGCGATCGCTTCAGGCGAAACGCCGTCGAATGCGGAAGCGACCGATGGGCTCGCCTCGATCAACCGCATGATCGATAGCTGGTCCAATGAAGGGCTCATGATTTACGCGATTGCGGAGGAAAGCCCGATTCCGCTCGCAGGCGGTCAGTCAAGCTATACTTTGGGATCTGGCGGGGATCTCGCAACGCGGCCGCAGGAAATTGAACGCGCGGTCGTCCGGGTCAATAATGTCGATTACCCGGTCGAGATCCTTTCGGTCGATCAGTGGTCGGAAATCATCAGTAAAACGATTCAGTCCTCGATTCCGCAGGCCCTTTACGATGACGGGGGCTATCCGCAGCGGACGCTGAAGCTCTACCCGGTTCCGACCGGAGGCGGTTCACTCATTCTCTGGACGAAGCGCACGCTCGCGACAATCACGAGCCTCAATACGACACTTTCGTTTCCGCCCGGCTATGAACAGGCACTCGTTTATAACGGCGCCATTCAGCTTTCACCCGAATACGGGAAAACCCCTTCTGAAGTCGTCGCCGCAATCGCGATCCAAAGCAAAGCCGACATCAAGCGCATGAATTCCCGGCCTCAGTACTTGGAGTGTGATTCGGCGATGCTCGACCATGGCCCCTTTAATATCCTCAACGGAGGGTATTTCAGGTGAGATTCAAGGGATTCATCGGCCCAAGCTACCAGCTTCAGTCTCTTTCGGTGGACTGCCAACGCACGGTGAATCTTTATCTTGAGACCGATGAGATGGGGACCGGGAACGAGGGAGAGATGATGTCGCTCGTCGGGACGCCGGGCTTGAGAAAACTTCTTTCACTCCCAACTGGACCACTTCGCGGCGCCTATACCGATTCGACGGGACAGCTTTGGGCCGTCGGAGGAAATGTTCTTTATCAGGTCTCGGATCTCTGGGCTTATTCCTCGATCGGAACGCTCATCACGGCGACGGGCCCAGTTTCATTTGCGGATAATGGAATCCAAGCCGTCCTCGTTGATGGACCCTATGGGTATTATTGGACGATCCCTACAAAGGGGAACAATGCGACCGGAACCGTGACAGCGGCCGGGAATCCAGCCGCATCCGATACGCTCACGATCGCCGGAACTACAATCACGTTTGTCGCATCAAGTCCTACCGGAAACCAGGTTCTGATCGGCGCAAGCGATACGGACACAATGCATAATCTGCTCACATTTCTTCAGGGATCGTCGAACGCCAATCTCGCGACATGCGCTTACGTACTGAATGGAGTCGTATTGACTTTGATCGCGGTCGCATTGGGCGCAGCAGGGAATTCCATCACTATCGCAAAATCCTCCTCATCGCTCACACTCAGCGGCGCAACATTATCGGGAGGCGGCGGGGTAACCAGCTTCACCCAGATCACTGACACTAATTTCTTTGGATCGACTCATGTCACTTTCATGGATAATTATTTCGTTTTTAATCAACCCAACTCGAAAAAGGTCTACAATTCTCCACTCAGTGCTGTCGTTCCCTTTGATGGGACGAACTATGCGAATGCCGAGGCTCAACCTGAAAACCTCGTGGGTCACGTCGAGCTTCAAGAACAGCTCTATCTCTTAAGTGAAAATCATATTGAGATTTTTTATGACAATGCAGGTAATGGATTCCCGTTCACACGCAATCCGGGCGCCGTGATTGAGATCGGATGCGCGGCCGCCTTCTCGATCGCAAAGCTTCAAGACGCAGTCTACTGGCTCGGACAAGATAAAAGCGGTCGAGGCGTGATCTACCGTGCGTCCGGGATGCAGCCCGAGCGGATCAGCACGTACGCCATTGAAAAAAAGATCTCGACGCTCGGTGATTTATCCTTTTCCCGCGCATGGGTTTATTCCCAAGCTGGGCATTCCTTTTATTGTTTAAATCTCCCGGGCGCGGACTCCACTTGGGTTTTTGATACGACGACGAATCTCTGGCATGAGCGTGCGCACTTGGCGGGCGGAAAGTATTCCCGTCACTTAGCCGATTGTCACGCGTTCGCTTATAACACGAATGTCGTCGGGGATTACTCGAGCGGGAATCTCTATGCGCTGGATCTGGACGTGTTTACCGATAACGGAAACCCGATCGTCCGGGAGCGTGCATCTCCTCATGTCTCTCAAGACCGAAATTACCTGACCCATCATGCGTTTGAGCTCGATCTTGAGCGCGGAGTAGGGATCGACGGGAGCGGCCAAGGGGTGAGCCCTGAGGCGATTCTCCAGTGGTCCGATGACGGGGGTCAAACCTGGTCAAATGAACACTGGACCGGAATCGGCGCG